TTGGACCAGAAACTTGTACGCGGCGCCCGCCATCGACGGGTCATTCGATGGGACCAGCCAGCCGGAGGCTTGCGCACCGCTGAACAGCTCGCCCAGAAAGTCCTTCATGCGCTTGACCGCAATTTGCATCGGCAGCTGCAGCACGTCCTTGCTGAATCGCGTCACAGCCTCGTCAATCGAGGTGGACATATCCGCCACTGAAATCAGCTTTTTGAGGCTGGACTCCACCAGGGCGCACGTCAGGGAGTCGCGGAACACATAGCGCCCACCGCCGGTGTAAGTCTCGAACAGCACCGGGTTGATCTTGGCGCGCGCCAGGGCGTTCAGCTCCTGATTGCTCGGGCTGTACGTCTGCGTGACGCGCACACGGCGAATCGGCCACTCACGCCCAGCCACCACATAGTTTTTCGGCGCAAAGCCCTTGGCGTTGGTCTGCGCGTTGCGGGCGCAGGCGTAGGCAATGTTCAGGGTTGCCGCGCCGATGTAGCCCTTGGGATTGATGCCCGTCGGGTCATCGGACTTCAGGGGCGCCCAAAACGCATGAAGCAGATGCGCCGTCTCGCTGGCACCCATGTTGAGCTGCTCGACGAAGGCAATCGCCGCTTCGGGCGTCAGGCTGCCAGGCACATCAAAGCGCAGTTGCCGGTTCGTGTCAAAGGCCAGCTGCGCCAGTTGCGCCAGCAGGCCAGGGGACTGGGTGCCGCCGCTGGAAATGTAGGCGTAGTTGAACGGCGTGACTTGCAGCTTTTGGCGCGCAGTCGCGTAATCATCCGTGGCGTAGCCCGTGTCGATCTCTTCAAAGCAAAACAACACGTCCGACTTCGCCCACTTCTCTTTGCCGTTGGCGTCGTAACCATAGGCGGGTGTACCCGGACTGACCGCAGCACTTTCGCCATCAACGCCGACCTCGATCAGCACGGCATCGGTTTGCGACAGTGCCACATCAGGCAGGTAAAGCGAATTGCCGTAGTCGTCCGTAGATTCGATGTCAAGCGAGCCGTAAAACTCATACAAAAGAACGCCGTCTTTATCGCGGATGCGCAGCGTGATCTTGTCATTTGGAACCGCGACACCGCCCACTTTCTTTTCGTCGGCATGGTATTCCAGCACGATGCCATCGTTGAAGCACTCCAGGTGCTTGACGGCGAACAGGTAATTGAGAATCTCTTCAATGTTGGCTGCGACAGAAAAATTAACGATTCCATAGCTGTTGATAGGGGTGGCCAGCGCCCAATAAATGACGGGCTCATACTCTGCGGTCACAAGCCGCTGCACCACCGCTTCATAGGCGCCGTTATTCAGGGCTTCGACCACATGCACCCAGGCTTCATTGAGCGCCTCCACGCGTATTTGCTCACCCTTCCCCAGCTTTTTAAACACGTTGCCCCGGTCCACCTTGAAAGGCTTGTCGATGCGGCCACGGGTGGCGCGCATGGCAATGGCAAAGATCTGGTCGTCGTTGGTGCCCGTGGGGATTTCCGAGTTGTCGCGCAGCAGATTGAGCTGCACGCCGGACTCAGACCCCAGTTGTCGCACAAAAGAGGTTGTCATTTTTGACCCCTTACGTCGCGGACACGACAGGCGCGGACGCGGCTGTGGTCTTGGCCTTGGACTTGGTCGCCACGATGGGCTCGACCTCGACCTCGACCTCAGCAATGGTCAGGAAAACCGCATAGCCATTGAGCTCTGCGATTTGCTCTGCGCTGGATGCCAGGCGCTGAAGCTGGCTGGCGCTACTCAGCGCCACCGTCATGACGCTGTCCGTGGCGTTGGCGCAGTGGGCAAGGAACAGGCCCGGCACTTCGGGAAACACCACCGAGCGCGGCGCGTGATTCGTCACCACTACTTTCAGCGGGTACTTGGCGCCAGCAAATTCAGCCGCCACCAATTCTCTGGCGCCCTTCCCGGTGAGGGAAGGAGCGCCCAATTCGACTTTACGGGTCATGTTGGTGCTCCTGGGGATTACTTGAGGTTGATGACGTTGATCAGCGCGCAACCCAGCGCGGATGGGCCGTGCGGGTTGACGGAGGTGAAGCCACGCGAGTAAAAGCCAGCACCTTGGCGCAGGTCTTGACCCACGGCCAGCGGAATCACGGTCGGCGCCACGGCATCGCCCAGAATGAACGGGTTACGCGTCACGTCGGTGGCACGGCCAATGCACAGGATTTGCGCGCTGGTTCCGGCCTCGACGATGCCCTTCGGCGTGTAATACACCTCGTAGCGCCCCAGGAGCCGCCCGACGCGGAAAATGCCGGGGCGCTCAGAGGTGCCAGACGGCTCGAAAATTTCACGCGGCAAGGCCATGAATTGAGCTGCCACCATTTTTCCGACATACAGGTGGGTGATGCCGTGGTTCATCGTGTCGATGGCCATTTGCTGACTGACGCCAGCGAGCACACCGCCAAAGTCGCTCCAGATTTGGCTGCGATTCATTTGGGCGGAACGGTCTGCCCATTGGAAGTCGTGTTCAATCTGGTTATTCGCGGCCAGGCGCTTCGCCTTAGCCAGCACTTCATAGTGGCGCTCGTTCGCGTACTGCGCCTGAATCGCAATGATCGACTCGCTGTACGGGTCCAGGCCCAGCTCGTTCGCCATCTGGGTGCGGCTGTCAATCGTGGCAAACGTGGTCACGCGCCACGGTTTGGCGTACAGCTTGTAGGTGGTGACAGCGGTGATGATGGAGGGCGTCAGCTCGGGCGCCCGCTCGTAGTCAACAAAGCCTTCCACCACAACCGGAACGGTAATCGGCAGCGCTGGCGCCGTCGTCAACGCATAAACGCCGGTATCGGTGTTGATGTAGCCGCCAATAGCGTACTCAGTGCCAGAAATAACGATCTTTCCGTTCATGCCCGAATTGCCCGAGCCGGTGGAATCGACTTCACGCGCAGCAATCTGGCCGTTGACATAGACGACCGAGCGCCCGCGCAGCAGCTTCACGGCGGCGGCATTGGCGTCGCAGGTATCTTCAGCCGATTGAACCGTGGTCAACTTGCCGGTGACAGCGCCAGTAACGGCGGCAGGGAGGCTCGAATGGATGCGCGAAGAGCTGATGTAGGCATCGCCAGACAGGGAGCCATCCATCAGGCCGCCTTGCGCGTAGCGGCCGTAGGCGCTGCCAGCGTTGTGCGACATGATGGCGAGCACGGCTTCATTGGAGCCAATGTCGGGAGGCAGGTAGTGGGCGAATGGGATGGCTTCGCCCATTGCCGACAGGATGGCAATCACGGCGCGGTTCGGCTGCAGGCCGCCCGCATCGCTGTTCAGGCTGGTGGCGGAATCGAGGTGGTACTTGCGCTGGGCGGCATTGGTGGTGCCGTAACCCGCGTGCAATGCCTGCTCGATCACGTCGGCGGGCGCGCTGCAGCCGTGCTGTGCTTCATAAGCGTTGATGCCATCCAGGATGGCACGGGTCACGGCAACCGATTCGCCCGCCTTGGTGGACTCGTCCAGCACCGTCTGGAGGTTGTCAGGGATGCGGATACCCGTCGATTGGTTGCTGGCAGTAGCGATGAAGTCGCTGGCGGCGGCGGAATCAAAAACCCCGCCGTTGGTGGAATTTTCGCGCAGCGCTTGCGCGAACTTTTCAACGTCTTGGGTCTTCTGATTTGCGTAAATGGCGCGGGCTGGTTTTGGCATGGTGGTGTCCTCTGGAAAGGTTCAAACAAAAAAACATCAGCCGATTGCTGACTGATTTGAAGTTTGAAACCACCGCCACCCCCAAAAGTGGGGTGTTTTCCGCCCTCACGCACAAAATGCCCGACTACTTGGCGGCTACATGCAAATCGTCGCGCCGGTTCGCAATGAACCGCTGGGTGTACGGCGGAATGTTGAGCACCGCCTCGATGCCGACAATTTCAAACGCCAGCTTGGCCGGGCTGGGGCCATCGCCCAGCAGCAGGTAAACCACATCGTTTTTCTTGGGCTCGAAACTGCCCGGCAGGCCTGCGGCCTCTTCCGGCTCGATCAGGAGCTTGAACTCGGTGCCCGCACCGTTGTTGGCATCGCCCCGGTCCATCATGGCGGCGGGCTGGAATGTCTCAGCCTGCAGCGCATAGCCGTTTCCAACCCAGTCGTAGGTGAACTGCTCTTCGTCGTCGGAGGACAGCACGCCCAGGCCACCCAGCGCCGGAAGACCGCCCGCATCGGGGCCGGGCCGGGTCACGGTCTTTCGGAACACCTGGCAGTTGTAGGCGTTGGGGTGGTTGATGACCACATTGCGCGCCATGCGCTTGACGGCGGCGGGGACATTGGTAAGCATGAGGGAATCCTGTTTAGATGGTGCCAGCGGCTTTGGCGTCAGCAATCATCTTGGTCAGCTGCTCCGAGGTTATTTGAAACGCCGCAAGCTGCGCAGCCATGATCTTTGCATCGGCAGCACTTGCGCGCCGGGTTGCCACTGCAGTCTTTTTTGGCGGTGGCACCGGCTTGGCGGCATCGGCCAGCGCTTTCTTTTGCCGCGCGACAGCGCGCTCTTGCGCCCTGGTCGCGGTGGTCTTGATGGCGCGGGCACGGGCCTGCTTTTTCGCCATGTCATCGGCTTCAGCCTGGCTGGTCTTGTGGCTGGCCTTGGCATCATCGGCAGAGCGGGCCTTGTCCAGCAACTTGGTCAGAAAGCCCAGCACCACGCCGGACGACTCGATTTCAGCCATGACGCGCAGGACGTGCTTGCAGGCCACGCCATGCAATTGAGGGTTGCGAATCTTGGGGAAACCCGTTTCAGGTCTTCCCGCGTTGAAGCTGCCAATGGTGGAGATGTACCGGAACCAGTAGCGGTGCCGACCGCAGTCACAATCGAATTTCAAAGGCTCTTTTCTCAGCCAGTTCGCCATTTTTTTGGCGTCCCCGCGCCCGGCGGCCGCTGCAGCGCCAAAGCTCATGAACTCGACATTGACGTGGTGCCGGGTCACGTCCGAATCCGGCCCGGCGTTGGTGACAAAGCGCACGGCGCCGTTCTTGGCCGACACTGGAACGGCATAACGGATCTGCTCACCGGCCCGCTCGCGGTCCACCGGCAGCGACATATCCAGCACCTTGCGCGCCAGAATTCCGCCCTTGAAGCTCTTTTGCAGGGTCTGGACGTTGCGCCGAAAGGCGGTCAAGTCGTCCGTCGTGATGATGCGCCGCACCCCGCCCAGCGTTGTTTCAAGCGCCCGCCCGCCGTCATACTCACCCTGCACATCCTTGACGTTGAGGATGATCGAAGCGGGATGTTCGGCGGCGGCCCGGCGCTGCGCGGTATCGGCCGCAAAGCGCTTGGCGGCTTCGGTGGCCGTGCCATGCAGCCGCCCAACGGGCGACGCGCCAGGTTTCACAGCCATATGGGCGCCCCGTCTTCCCGAAGGCCTGCAATCGACTCGAACCCGGCCCGGCGCTTCATGGCGTAGAGCTGGCCCT